CTTCTTCTGTGTGTTCAGCACCTGATGCCAACTCAACACATCTTTGGGCATTCTCAGCACCTTTGTTTATAATTCTTTCAACTGATTTTGTTTTTGCTATTGCTAGTTTGCCAACATCTCTTTTTTTCTTATTAAATCTTTTATCTAAATCGTCTAAATCTTTTTTAAATGTTTGTATTAAGACATTTAATTTTTTATTACTTTCCATGATTGCTTCAAAATCTGCTTTTTGTTGTTCTAGAACTTTGTTCTGTTCTGTAATAGCAGTTTCTAATTGTATTTGGTTTGCTTTAAGTGTGGCATTGTCTGCTCTCAATTTGAAAACATACATACCTGCACCTGCTATACCCATAATGATAATTAGGGTAAAAATCATTCTAATTTGTCCGAACATAATGTACGTATTTATTGAATTAAACCAGGCTTGTAGACTGTTTTTCCATTTTCTTTCATCGCTGTTAATGATGCGTTGCGATTGTCTTCTGTTTTATAACTAACATGAATCCAACCAGAATCTGGTATGCCTGGTGTGTAAAATTCCAAAATTAATTGGTCAAAATCAAGGTTATCTTCAATCCACTTGGCAACGTCATAGTTTGGAGTGCCTGGACATTCTATATCTACTGCTTGTCCTTTACAATGTTGTGAAGTATTTGAACCACCAATTGCATAGTTTAAATCACCACTTCTATATCCTGAATTAATTACTGTTACGCCAAAGTTATCTCTAACAGGTTGTACTACATTTTCAAATAATGCTTTTGCATTTTCTAAATGTCCTTCAACAGGAGTATTATCAATGCCTCTTCGTTCAGCAGTTTGACTTTTAGTAAATTCTTGTAAACTGAAATTTTCGCTTAATCTTACCATCCACTTTTACTTAACAAAGCCGACTCTTGGCCTTTAGAAAAAATGAATCTGTCTTCTGTAGTTTTGGTAATTTGATATGGTCCAAAATATTTTGTGAGGTAGATACACTCACTCATTGCTTCTTGATCTATTTTAAATGCTTTTACTTCGTTTATTATCATTTGTGTATCACCAAATGCGTGTAATTCAAATTTAAGTGCTTCTGCATTTTGTTTTTTTATGTCAACAATATTGTTATCTAACTTAAATTCCATCATATTAAACTTATCAAAGAAATTTTTTACTTCACCTAATCTTAATGAACTAATTTTTTGTGTGTATGCTATTGGTGTTCTTGGTAATACATCCGCTAGATTCTTTGCTGATGCTTCAAATGGTACATCTCTTTTATGATATGTAAAATGGAACGTCTCAATATTAGTTAATTTTTTAAGGTCTTCTAAAAATTTATAAATGTGTCGATCAACTTTTTCATCTCTTTGAAACTCAACAAATACTCTATGTTTGCCATCTGCCATTGTGCCTGGCGTAGCATCTGCATCTAATACTTCTTTGTATCCAGTTTCAGCGAAACGTTCTAAATCTTTTGCTGGTGCTAAACCATTAACAACAAATGCAAGAACCATAATGTTCCTGTCATCGCCCATTTTTGATTTGTATCGATCTACTGAAAACGTTTTTGAAACAACGCCTTCTAAATCGCCAGCTTTTAATCCTTCATTAAATTGTTGCATCTAAACTATTTAGGTCCCCTGCACCCATATCAGATTCGTCTTGGCTATCAATTTCGTCTTTGCCATGTTTAAAATTACCAATTAATTCTTTTGGCATTTTAATCTCTACTACCCAAATATCGTGCCCATCAATTTTACCTTTAGTTGTACCTGGTCTATAATCTTCCGGAGACTTTATTTCTCTTGGTTTTAGTAATTCGTCTTTTGCATATGTAACTTTACAACCTCTGTCTAACAATCTTTTGCCACCTGAAGGGTCAGGCATTTTATCAGCAGGCCACATAAATGAACAAGTAACAAAATGTCTTGAATCAACTGGTCCTGATAGTAATTCACCATCTTCCCAATTTTGAAAAACATACACATCTAACTCGTCTAAAACTCTTTCAAAATCTTTTAAAATTGTTAAAGTAGGTCCTACTGCGTATAAAGACTGTACGTTACGGATTATATCTAATACATCATGCATAATGCTACTATTTAGCGATTAGACTATGACTCAAGAAAGGTATTAATTGCTTCGGCATACCACTTTTTATAGTGGTCTAGAATACGTGAATAGGGTATATTATCTCTTTCTGCAACTGGTATGCCAGGCAGATCGTTCTTAATAATTTCCTCATTTACAAGATCTAACACCACAGTGTATTCTAACATTTTTCCAGGACCAATTTTCTTTTTGGATAGTTCTACAAATTCGTCAAACTTTTTATCCGGTTTTATAATGTATTTGACACAAAAGAATCTTTTTTTATTATGTTTTTTACCCATTGTTTAACCTTGCTAGTTTAATCATAACACTTGCTAAATTTATTTCAGGATCAGCAACAAATGAATGATCTACTAATCCCTGCTTAATAATTAGCACTGCTTTGTCTTGTAGCTCATCTTCTTTGGATATTATTTCTAAATTATCATACAACCATCTGTATATTTCTTCACATTCTTCGGGCCTTGCTTGACTACATACTAATTTTCTTGCTTCGTTTATTTTACCTGCTTTAAACAGCTCAACCATTTGTAATCTATAATCTTGTTGTCCTGAATCTCCACTTGTTGGTGGCATAAGTTTGCCATCTCTGCAATTTTGCTGTATCATATTAATACATTTTCTTAAATCAGGATATGTTGCTTTTACATAAGTGTCTAGAGTTTCAATGTCTTGTTCAGTTTGTTCAGAAATTAATATTTCTGCTACCCTTGCTGTAAATTCTGTTTTGTCAATTACTTCCATATGGAAACCTTGACATCTACTATGAAGTGCCGGAATAATTCTATTTGGATAATTGCAAGTTATTATAAATCTTGCTGAAGTATGATATGTTTCCATTACACCACGTAATGCCGCTTGTCCATTTGGACTCATATAGTCTGCTTCATCAAGTAATACATATTTGTATGCACCAAATGGCATAATTTGTACAAAGTTATTAATTTTTTCTCTTACAATATCTACAGAATTTTCTCTAGAAGCATTTATTTCTAATATATCATAACTGCTTACTTCAAGTTCGTTGAATAATACTTTTGCAAGTGTAGTTTTACCAACACCAGGTGCACCACTTAATAATAAATGTGGAATTGCTTTATCATTTATCCAAGATTGTATTTGTTGTCGTTGTGCTTCATCACGAACAACATATTCTTTTAATGTTTTTGGTCTATACTTCTCTACCCAAAGTTCTTTCATATAGTAATAATATATAAATTATTGTTAATTGTCAATCTTTGTAGAATGCCCATTCTCCTATAATTTCACTGCATTCTAATTTAAATCCATATTGACGATCGATATCTCGTAAAATTTTATTTGCTTTAGCCATGCTTAATCCTATATCTGCTGGTAATGGTAGTGCTTCGATTTCTTTTTCTTTCATTGCTTTTGCCGCCTGTACTCTATGCCATCCATCTGTTAATAGAAAGTAACCAGAATCTTTTATAGGTGTTACAAGTATTGGATCCAACGGCTCTGATTGTTTTTTTAGTTTGTTTATCCAACCTCTTTTTTCTTTGTTGAGTGGTCGTTTTGCACCCAACCCTAGTTCGGCCATTGTGACAAGTTTGTCTATAGGCACAAACATTCTTTTAAGTTTAATTTTTTTAGTCATTGCCGGGAAGTTTAGTCATTTGTTGGTGTCCACCTGTGTTGACATATCCGGCTTGTTTTCTATTTTGTTCTGGCTCTTCGTCTGATACAAGCAAGATATCGTTTTCGTCAATCATTCTTACTTCTAATTCAATACCGTTTTTAGCAACTTTGAATGCTCTAGACCAACGACCGTGTGAAACTAATAGCCATTGTCCAATTTTTACATCTTCTTGTTGATTTCCAATAGCATAAACTTTTGCCCATCTAGGATGAATACCTGATTGTGATCCATCGTCATCTACAAGTATAATACCGCCTTTAGATCTTGTTTCACCGAAGTGCATATCAGATACTAATACTCTTTTTTTAAGTGGAGTGATATCATGATCAACGGTGTATTGTTTACCGCCATGCGATCCAAATCCTTTTGCTTGTAAGTCCTCTATTTGTGACATAGAAGTATTATATAAGATTTATTCTAATCCGTCAAGTGCGGCGTCAATACCTTTTTTCTCAGTGGGAGTTTTTGGTTTAAATGTTTCTACTGGTTTAGCAGTTGGTTTTGATTCCACTGGAGTCATTTTTTGTACTGGTGTTGGAGGTGTTTTTCTTGGAGGTGTAGGTTTTGCTCTTGCAGGTGTATCATCAACCTTACCTTTTGGTTGTTCGTAATATGTTTTCATTACTTCTGCTTTTGATGTTACAATTTGTCCATGTGGTCCTAATACATCACCTCTAGCATTAACATTCATATTACCAACGGCTCTAACTGTTTCGTTTGCCGTTCGTAATTTTTCAATATCTACCATACGACCTTGCATTGTTCTATACATTCTTTTTCTGGGTGCTCTTGCTACCATTTTATGCTCCTATTATATTTTACTTATCATCTTAAAAATTCGGCGATATTTAAGTTATATTGCAATGGATTTATCTTATGTACGCCAATTAAAAATAAACAAAAACTTGCCACACTACTACCTCTACCCACACCCCATACTATATTGTTTTTTCGTAATGTATCTACAAAGTAGATTAAAAATTGTAATACTTTTATAAAGTTTTTCTTTTCAAATAACAAATATTCTTGTTCTACTCTTTTTTTCTCAAAATCGTTTTGACACTTATTCAATAACCATTCCAATACATTTAATTCATAATACTTTTGTGGCATGTGCCAATTAGCAATATTTGTTGCATCAACTTTTGCTGGAGTAGGTCGTTTTGGTACAGTTTGTAATTGTTGTAGATCAATTCCGGTATTTTTTATGCTGTTATTGTATTGTTCAGTGTCTTCAAAGAATAATTTTGATATATCGAAGTCTGGATTAGTATAGAGTGAATCTATTGCATCTTCTTCTGTAAAGATACAATCACCTGTTTCATTTATTTTTATCTTTCCCACCATCTAAAACCTTTGGATTAAACTCAAATATTTTAGCATGGGTTTCGTGCTTCTTGTCAACTGGTATTTTATTATTCCAACTAAAGTGTCCTGTGTATATGCCTTTATCAAGTTCTCTATCATATGTTGCCGTGTCTGCCCTTAACCACCATGGATCAAAACCTTCATATTTTTTTGAAAACCAATCAGGTGTATCTAATAGTATAAGTTCTTTACTATCTTTGTCAACCGAATATGTAATACCATCCCCTTGCCAACTAGAAAGTTCTAATTTATTCACTACAATTACAGAATCTAAAATTGCATTTGCTTTGCAGAAGCATACCGCCGCCATTATTTGATCATATGGTGGCTTTGGTAATTCTATAAATCTATTGTTAGATGATTTTTGTAAAGTATGGTAAAGAGGTTCATCTTTCCATGTAGTAATTGTATTCGCCATTACCATTTCAAAGAGATTTTTTAATCTATCAAAATATTCTGTTTGTTCTTTTAAATTTGCAGTGTAGGGTGTTATGAAAAGTTTAATACTATATTCGTTTGCGAATAATTCACCGTCTACAATTATAATTGATTTAAATTTTGTTTTCCAACTAAATGAATTTGGCATTAAACATACTTACTATTCAATGTTGATTAAATCACCTAAATCTGGTTCGCCTCTTGCTTTTTTAAAGTCTTTGTGCCATTGTTCAACTCTTCTTTGTCTAATAGCATCTTGATAAGTTCCAAGTGCATGTTGTAGTTTTTGTAACATGTCTGGATTTCTGCCTCGTCTAGCAATAGCAACTTTTCTAGAAAGCTCTTTTATTCTTTTGGAGATATCTTCTTCAGATAAATTTCCGATTTCTTCTTGTAATGGATGAAAATACATTACTACCTCCTATTAGATGTAGTTGTTACCCAATTGGTTCATTAAAATTGTTGTACCTGCATCTGGAGTTGTAAACTCGTAAACATATCTTCCAGATGTTGGACAAGTTATTGTATTAGAAGAGCCATCTCCACCTAATACTAAACCAGATACTAATACAGCAGTTGGAATTGTAATCGTGTGTGCTGTAGATGCAAACGTAATATCTAATACAATTCTACCCAGTGTTGCTGTAGCAGGCCAATTGGTAAATGATAATGTTATAGATGCATTAGACGTTATAGTTTGGTAATGTCCATTTTGGTGATTTAATGTAATTGCACCACCAGTTGTACCATGTGCGTATACTGTTTCTGATGTATCTTTAAATTTTGCTCTAATAACTTCATTATCAGCAAAATCACTTGAAGCGTTTAAGTTTGCTTTGTTTGTTTGTAATGCTTCTATTTCTGTTACTGCTTCAGTAAAATTGTTTTTAATTGCACTAAAATTATCTCTAAATCCTTGTGAACTGTTATCCTGTCCTGCTTTAGGATAAGTGCCGTCTACGTTACCTGGTACTATGTTACTTGCCATTAAAATATTCCTTTGCTTCTAAATTTAAGATATTTATCGTTAGCTCTTTCGACTGTAATAATAGTGCCGTCTGACGGTACTTCTTTGGTAAAAGTAATTGTAGTTTTACTAGTTGAAGTATTATGAGTAAGTTCAATGCCATATTCATGGTCTGCAGATCTTAATTCACCATCAGCAGTTAAATCTGTTGGCTTTTGGTTATTGTCTGCTGTTACTCCGTCTCCAGCATAAACAATATCACTACCTTCTTTAACCAAAATATCTTCTTCATGTACAATCTCATCTAATTGGAATGTAGTAGTTGAGCCATCTGCTGTGAATTTAGCAGGTGTAACTTTGCTTTTACTAACTTGATATCTATCTACAATAAAGTCAATATTTCTAAAAATTAATCCTTTATCTTTTATTCTTTTCTTTAACAAAGCAGATGTACCTGCCTTGCAATAACATATAGGTACTGCTAATACAAACCCCAATGGTGCTAGGTCACCTGATTGTGTTGTTTTCATCCATAAAGGCAAATGGTCCCATTCTTTATGTCCTAAAGTTTTCATTCTACTTCTCATATTTGCAACTGCATTTGGATAAAGTGTTGCCATATAATCTAAATCTGCTGAAATTTGACCAGCATATGGAACTTTAGAGCCAGACGTGCTAAATGATAATCCGCCAGAGGTTGTAATATTGAAGTCATCCATATCAGTAGTTAAATTAACTGTTCCTGCTCTTGGACCTAACATAGGTTTTGCAACATCTGTTCTTAATGAAACCGATGAACTAATTGCTGTACCATCATTATTAACAAGTTTGTCTGTCATTTCAAGATAAACAACTTCATATTTTATAATATTGTTTTCTTTTGCAACTGCTGTTTTTAATTCTCCAAAATATAAAGTTTTTGGAGCATGATTTTGTTCCATTTGTTGTTGGAATGCTGTAAGTGTTTGTGCTTGTAATCCTGCCATCATTAACATTTCAGGATTTAGTTTCATTCCAAAATTATTATCCTCTGGTCTGTAAATATATTCAGGAGAATTAATATTTGGATCTTGTGCAATATTATAAAATATATTTTGATCAATAAAAGATGTTGAATGTCCGGTCATATTACCATATTCAATAGTAGTATATGGTATGTCAATGTTTAATGTAAATTCTTTTGATGTTGCTAATGACTGATATTGGTCACTAACCGTAACTGTAAATGTATATGCTCGAGTTGAATCAGTAAAGTCACTTGGATCAATTGTTCCTATTAAATTTCCTTGTGGAGATAATGTTATACCTGTTGGCAACGATCCAGATGTTAAACTATAAGTTAAAACTCTATTTGTTTCTTCTGCTACTGCTGAAAATGATAATATACTTGGAATATCTGCCGTCAATGTACCAATGGTTGCTGGAGTTGTAAATGTAATTCCAATATCAATTTCACCAATTACTTTCATTGTAAATATTTGATCAGTGAACACATTTATTCCAGTTGATACAACTCTGTTCGCTCTTATTGTAAATGTATAACTTGTTTCAATAGCGGTCTGTCTTGCCAATGTTCCATATATTTCTCCAGAGCTAATATTAATTGATAAACCTGAAGGCATAGCACCTGATACGATTGAATATTCTAAATCTGCTTGTAATGGATCAAAATCTTCAACGTCAATTTTAATTACACAGGCGTTGTCATGTCTAAATGTTCCAAGGGCTGATGCTGTTTTGAAAATTGGTCTTCTATTAGCACTAAAATCAACTGTTAATGCTGAACCCCCTATTTCATTCATGTCTACTGTAATTTCTGAATTTGATACTCTCCAATAATCTGCTGTATAAACAAATATTGAATTATTTTGATCTACATAACTTGTACTATCTGAAACTCTTACTATAAAATCATAATTTATTGATCTAGATTTTGAAAATACTGTTCTATCGTAAACATAATCATCATAATCTTCTGCATATCCACCTTGTGGTCCATATCGTTCATCTTCTGTAAGTTGTACTATTCCAGATATTAATCCTGTTGCTGACATAGTAATACCTGGTGGTAATGCACCTTGTACAATTTCATAAACTAACGATTGTCCTGCTCTTGTATCTGTATCACTTGCCGCTATTTGGAATGATAACGATGATCCATCCAATATCCAATATAAACCAACTCTTGAAGAGTCATCTAACTGGAGTTGTCCTGATGCAGTTGTAAATGTTGGTGCGTCTGCACCTTCTATATCTAAATAAAAATTTCTATCTGTAATTGTTGTTCCAGCTGTGGCACGTACAACGAAGGTGTATCTAGTTCTTTTCGAAACCTCAGCTGGAATCCCTGTAAGTAAGCCTGCTGAAGTAAGTTCCATTCCTGAAGGTAGGCTCCCTGCAATTACGGAGTAAGTGATAGCCGTAGAATCGGCTGTATTCGCTTCTAATTGTAGCGAATATGACACTTGCTCATCAATTGATGCAAGTTTACCTGCTGTGGTTGACCACACTGGTGTCGACATTAGAACTTACTCCTTCACCAGTATTTATTGAGTTTTAGATACTATTAAGATACAGTAGCACTAAAGCAAGTTGCTGGATTAACACCTGTAAGGCATCTCATAGTTCCTCTAACGTGCCATTGGTCAGTTGCTATATCAACTAGTTCAAGATAGTCACCTATTTGACCACCTGTTGTACCACCATTAATGGTGATAGTATCAGTAGCCGCTACTGTTGGAAATGCTGTAACTGCCGTTGCGTCTTCATCTAGGTACATCATGATACCGTCAATAGTGTTATTGGCATCTGGTGCTTTGATTACATAGGTTGATGTGTTCACAACTGTTACTATGAATTTGTATGTTGCACCTGAACCTGTTGCGTCTGGTAGTGTTAATGTAACTAGTGCATTACCACCTACTTCACCAAGTAATAATGTTCTACCTGCGTGTTCTGTTTCTGTAATTGCATCAGTTGCCGTGAAAGTATGTATTGCTGGTTTAAAAGATCCAGTCAATGTTAATTGTGAAGCAGTAGTTACTACTCCAGTACCGTTAGTTTCAAATACTAAATTTTCGTTAGTTGATCGTTGTGCAATAGTGGCTCCTGTGCCCATTTCTATACCATAATCGCACCATAGTTCTCCACATAATATTTGTTCAGGTACATGAACATAAGATCCACCCAGTGTGATTATACCTGTACCATTAGGATTTATGTTTAACGCACCATTTGAATTTGTTGCTATAATACCGTTTCCGTTTATTGCAACGTTGTCAACATCCATTCTACCTGTAACAACAACGTCACCTGTAATAGTTTGTCCAATAGTTGTCATTGCTGATGCAACATTAACAACACCTGTACTATTTGCTGAAAGGTCTAAGTTAGCATTTGAGGCATTTGTTGTAATTGCATGATCTTTAATTCTTACATAGTCAATATCTGATTGTCCTGTAACTGTGTGTGTTCCAGTTGTAGTAATATCTGCTGTTGTTAGTGTTCCAGTTATTCCTAAAGTAGTACTAAATGTTCCTGCTCCTGTTACGGCTAGTGTACTACCATCAAAAGTTAAGTTTGCTTCACCTTGGAATGCATGAGCACCTGTTACTGTTGTAATAGTATTATTAGTTGAACCTGTTAATACTGCTTTTGTATCTGCATATGCTTTTATTGATTGTTGTGTAGCAAGTTGTGTTGCTGAATTTGTTCCCATAGCATCTTCATCTAAGATACCTGTTACAGTTGCACCTGTTGCCAATGTTACACTTGTTCCTAAAGTTGCCGCACCGTTAACTTGTAATGCTTCTGCTATTGTAATTTGAGATGAATCTGCCGCACTTAAAGTTGTACCACTAACTGTTACTGCACCTACTACAACATTACCTGTTCCACCTGGTTGAATTGATATATGACTGTTTGAAGGTGAGGTTATTGTGTTATCATTAAAAGTTAAATTTTCAATAATGACACCACCTGTTGCATTTCCAGTTATAGTTACGTCACCGTTTGTAACTGTGCTTGTTAATGTTGTACCATCAATTTGTAATTGGTCTGCTTCAAATACACCAGTTACTTTTGTTTGGTCACCTGCACCATCACCAAGGTTAATGTTTCCATTTGCAAAAATATTTCCTGTTGCTGTTAAACTTCCTGTAACATTAGTTGTTCCTTCAAGCTCAACTGTACCTGTTCCGTTAGGAATAATTCTAATATTTTCGTTTGATCTTGCTGATGTAATATTAAATCCGTTTATATCTAGATTACCACCTAATTGGGGTGATGTATCATCTAGTATATCATTTGCTTCGGCAGTATCGCCGTATAATTCTGTAAAATTTGCATTTATCTTTGTAAATGCTGTTCTTAATGGATCACCTGTACCGTCATTTGCTGATGAACCTATGCTAACTGTTTGTTGTGCCATGTTTTAAATCTCCTAATATGATTATTTATTAGAAATTTTATAAACCGAATGTAATTTTATACTTTGATTAACGTTTTAACAAACTTATATGTAACTGAATTATTAGATACAGGAACTATTAAAATTCTACAGTTGTTACCACTAATATCTGCTGAGTAAGTTGCTAATGATGCTCCAGTTGAACTTACACCTGTTGTTGATATGAAAGCAGTTGTACCGTTATGAGTTACGTAGATTTCGTCAAGTGCATATCTACTCTCTGCCGCATCTGTAATACTAACTTGATATTTTGCACTTCTGTAAGTTGCATGAACAAAACTGTCTAATGGTTGTTGTCCAGATGAACCTGCGTGTGTTACTGTGCCATCTGATTGTGAAGAATTGTTTAATACGGTTAATCCAGTAATTGATGTTGCTGTTAGTGTTCCATTGACTTGCAAGTTGTCTGATATTGTTACAGCACTAGAATCTGTAGACGATATTACGTTTGTGTCAAGTATGTTTGCACTTAAAGTTCCAGAAACGTTTAATGCATCATTAATTTGTATTGCAGTTGAGTCTGAAGATGAAATTGAATTGGTATCAATTGTGTTTACACTTAAAGTTCCAGATATATTTAAATTGACTGAGACTGTTACAGCACTAGAATCATCAGAAGAAATTGTATTGACTTGTAATGTTTCATTAATTTTAATTGAACTAGAATCATCTGCACTTAAAGTTGTACCATTAATTCTAATTGCACCTACAATAATGTTTCCTGTACCTGATGCAGATACAATTAAATCTTCATTTGATCTTGTACCTTCAATGTGGTTATCTCTAATTTGAATTCCTTCTAATTCTATAACACCTGTACCAGATGCTAATAATTTTAAATTTGCATTTGAGGCATTTGTAGAAATTGTATTTCCTGCAAGTGATATTGAAGAAGTTGCAGGAGATGCCGCATATAATTCTGTGAAGTTAGCATTTACAGAAATAAATGCTGATCTTAAATCATCACCTGTTCCGTCATTTGCGTTACTACCTACATTAATTGTTGTCTGTGCCATTGTTTATTATCCTATACTAATTTTTAGATCTGTTCCACTTCTCCAAAGTCTTCCTGCAACACTTGGATCCGATGTTGGAAGATTAGTAAAATCTATTTGTGATCCTGTTGCAACTAAATTACCATTTATATCTACTGCTTCTGCAATTGATATTTTTGTTGAATCTGCTGAACTTATAGTTGTACCGTTTATTGTAATTGCACCAACAACAATATTACCAGTTCCTGACGCCGCTAAATTTAAATCGTCATTACTTCTTGAAGCACTAATTTTGTTATCTGTTATCGTGATGGCACCGTCTACGTCCAAAGTGCCTGAAACTTTGGCTCCTGTTGTTGTAACTCTAAGTCTTTCTGTTACAGCACTAGAATAAAAAGAACTTAAAATTATTTCGTTTGTTGTACCATCAGTTCCATCAAATTTAATACTGGCCCCTTCTGTTCCACCATCACCTAAAAAACTTATTCCAGGCACGTTTGCGTTGTCTGTTCTTTGAAATTGAATAAGCGGTGTAGCAGAATGTAAATGTAAATTACTGTCTGTATAGACCTTGCCTGTACCATTCGCAGATAATTCTAGATTATCGTTAGATCTTAATGTTGTAATTTTGTTCTCAGTCATGCTGATGGTAGCATCACTTAAAGTTGAATCACTGTCATCTTTTAAAAGAAAAGTTCCTGTTACATTTGCTCCGTTCTTAGTAACTCTGAATCTTTCGTCTGTACTTGAATCATCTCTTACTTTAAAAATAATTTCTTTGTTAAC